GTGAATACAAATGAAAAACCACCTAAATATAGCGATATATCAATACAACTCCCTGATGATCTAAAGGCTGATTTTCTGATAAAATGTAAACAAGCTGGCTTGGATGCTGGTGAAGTAAAGTATTTTTCTGTTGGTGCACCTAGTGTTTTACGAGTGTTATATGAAACACTTACAAAAACCAAAGTTATGGTGCCCAAGCTATTAGGGATATTAAAAATGTTTAACCAACAACGTAATATCAGAGTTGAAGTGTACACCGATAAAAAAATTATCGATTTAAAAGGTTATTCAGAAGAAGAAGCACAACGCTTACTTGAGAAATGCGATGGTATTCGTCTTTCTCATCGTGAAGAAAAAAAATAAATTGATTCTTATAAAAAAATAAAAACCACTTTTAAGCAAGTGGTTTTTATTTTATGTAGTTATATTGTTCTAAATTAACTGTCTTAATATATGTTAAAATACCTTTTTTTACATAAGGTGATTTGGTTTTAATATATTCAATTAAAAACTCCAACATTCTTTTTTGCGTTATTCTTAATGAATGATGTTCTATCTCTATATTAAATACTGTAATTTTAGTTGATGGTGGTGTTCTTTTATCACTAATAATATATTTTGATTTCTCAACACATTGAATCAATTTACAATATATAACATCAAGAGTATCCTTATCATCAGCAGAAATAACTATATCATCCATATACACACTTATTTTTACATTTTTTTTATTAAATAATTCTAATAATACATTTCCTAAATAACTTTTATGTAAGCAAAGAGTTGCTAACATAGGTGATTGTAAAAAACCAAAAGGCAAAATATGAGCTAACCTTGAGTCTGTTGGGTTTTTTATTGTAGACATTTTCGCTATATTACGAGCTTGCTCATATGAGTAAAATTCTTTTAACGCTCTAGAAACACGACTTCGACTAGTTGAATTAAAAAAACCTTTAAGATCAATATAAGCAAAATAATAGCTATCTAAATGAACTTTTAAAGCTTCAATATGTCCACCTTTTCGAAAATGATAAAAATATACAGGAGGAGTCCATTTAGTAGATAAACTATTTAATATTTTTATACCTTCACTTCTTGTTAACTCAGAAGGTACATAAACCCATTTATCTTTCTTAAGCTCAAATTTATGAATCCAACGTTCTTGATAATTCTTCATCGTTTTTTTTATAGTAGAAGACCATGCTAATGAGGTCGTAATGTTTGATGACAAAATCGATTAAATTATCAGCTAATGAAATGCTAGCATCAACTAATTTAATGATACCAATCATCAAAAAAATTCGCTCATTAGCTAAGCCATAATTTATTTTCATAAATATATTCTCCGAAATACCCTGACGATACTTAGCGCAAGCGCATGGTCTAGACTAAAAACAATACACACTTAGGAACAACTTGTGACAACTTTGCGACGAGTTTGCGACAATTCGTCGTAACCTAAGGCGACTATTAACATTCCACTAAGTGTGGCAAAAGTTTATTTCAGAGTGAGGCCAAAAAGCCTAACGTCAGGTTAAGTTAATAATATATAATTTCAGTAAATGATCAAATAACTTAAAGCTACTTAATTGATTTTTCATAAAAGTTTATTTTTAGGTAATACCCATCTTTTTTTAACCTTACCACGTAAAACAATAATTATCTTTACTTATCAATTAATTAAAATAAAATTTAGTTGCTTCCCTTATCCCTCAAACTGAAATAACCTGAAATCTTTTACAATCATTTCAGTTTGACGCCTACGCAAAGAACCCAATCCCCGCGCACTCTCGCGATATGTTTTGTAAAAAATTCAAATTGAAATAATTTTTAGATCCAAATTGTGCAGGCGGGTGCGGATTAGTGCGAATTACGTGGTGAATGATTTTATTTCGTGGGGATTGCGCGCACTGTGCCACACGCTATCAACGCGATCCATTTTGAGTTAATGCAGATGTATTATGAGAATTGAACGCCTTAGCGTGGCGTAGAAGTGGATATATTGACGGGCGTAAAAAAGCCCGCAATCGCGGGCAAGGATGGTAACGATTTTATCACCCAATGACAGGTGAATACTTCTGTTTAAGTCCTGTTGATTTAGTGCCTGTGTTGCTAATTGCTGATGCATTTAATGGACTGCCCGTGTTGTTATGAGTATGGCTTGCCGTGAGTGTGGCTAACTCATTCACCACATCTAAGGTATCTAACATGCACTGCATCACATTCAATTGTTCATTACCCAAATAAACAACGGGTGCCATGATTTTTTGCATCGCGCCTGCAATACTCGAACGCACTGCCCCGATTTTTTCCTCCAGTTTCTGACCAACATCAATCGTCATATTTTGCCCCACAGCAATAACTCTATTGGCTTGCGTTGCTTGGCTAAAGTCACCTTCAGCAATTTGCATAATGGCACCTGCCATTAACGTGCTGGTGCCAATGACTGTCGTTTTATCGGTAGCTTGTACGGTGGTTTCTCTGGCAATGACGGTGCGATTTTCTGTATCAGTTTTCACTTCACGATGCATCGACTCTTCAATGATTTTCTGGTCAGTTTGACGATGCCATGTGCCGTCCTGCGTAACCCGTTGTGATACCTCTTGGCGTTGCTGTTGCAGTTGTTCGCCTGGCTTAATGTCGGGCAATGTATTGCCATGACTTAACACTTGGCGAATAAAAGGTTTATCTGCACGGCCATTTTCAAACGCAATTTCAACCATTGAACCGACAGGCGGATATTGAAACATCCCCGACTCATTGCCTGCCATGGGCAACGGTAACGGCACCGCGTGATAAACGGGTGCAACATCATTGCCATCGGCATCAATCATTTGCACGTCAACGGCGTATTTCGGTCTAAAGGGGTCTGAAATATCCCCCGCGGTGGTGTTTTCGGTGGGTGCTTCAACACGGGCAAATTTCGGCAAGTGCAACCCCGCAGAAAGTTCGGGGTAAGCATTATCAATTTGTTGTTGTGCTATGGTGCGGTTTTCGGCTCGTCCTGTAATGGCATCGGGGCTGATCCATGTTAACGTCATATTGTCGTTATCAAGGGCAACACGCTCTAAGCGTTTATCATTCACTTTCACACCAGGGCGTAAACTTTGCACCATCGGGATAGTCATTTGATTACCGGCACGTTGTTCAGAAGAGAATTGATTGTCTATTTCAATCTCTTTATCTTTCCAAAATGAATCATTCCAGCTTCCTACGAACACGTCACCGTCTGGCGTTTGATACCATACGTAATCGGGAATATTAAAGACTTTGCCCAGGCTATTTAATAATTGATAACCCGTACCGTTATGAGTGTAATGTGGAATAGGGGTATTCACATATTCGGCATCGGGTAACACAAAATGTAATCCGCTGTGCTCTTTTAAATAATCGGTGATCTGTTTTAATGTGGGATGCTGAAAAGAGCATGGCCACATTCTGTCGAATACGCCAACCAATTCGCGCACGAATAATTTTTGAAACCCATTTTGTGACGGTTGCGAACGTTCCACGTAGCCCGTGAAATACCGTAATAGTAAATCCGTGTAGCCAATATCAAGGCGCACCAATTTACCCGTGTAGTCTGCGTCTGTTTTAGCAGTAATAAACCCACGCCCACATTGGGATAATTCCAGCACCATTTTAACGTCAACAAGGTGAGTTTCATCACCCGATAAATAAAGTCGATTAATCGGTTTCATCTTTTAATCTCCCAAAGCATCATTAACTGGCTTCAACACATTTTTCTCAAACCAGCTTAATTCCTGCTCTTGTTCTGGCGTTCCTTCACCATTGGCTTTAGGCTTATCACTCATCGTTTGTGTTTTGGCTTTAACCTGTCCTGCTGAACGACTCTCGCGTTTTTCAGGCACCGATAAATGTTCACGTAAGGTAAAGGTGATTTGCCAGGCTTGCTTCCCGTCTATCTTTGACGCATCAATACCGTTGGTAAATGTGCCAAGGCGAAAATTAATCGCGCTAGCCATGCGATTAGCGACACGATAGCGTTTTAGTAATCCATTTTCTTTTGCTTCAGCTAACGCAAATAAACGGGTTAGCGTTTTTTCTTCGGTGAAAGGAATCGTGCCCGTGATGCGTAGCTCTTTGGGTTTAATGCCTTGCTCACTGTTTACTGTGCTTGAAGACTGCCCCGACTGGTCTTTATCTTGGTACATCATCGAGGGCGTGACGGTCAGGTTTTTTAATAAAATGGCTTCCCCATCCAGCGCCAACGTAATGATTTGACTGACTTTCGGTGTATTATTTTCGTTGAGTGGTGTCTGTGTCATGCATCATTCCTTTGATTGCATCAATATCGCCAGCAAACAATGTGGCCAAGGTATAAACCGCATCCTGTTCAGGGATGTCTTTTTTCATTTTATCCGCTAATTCCGCGCCGTTACCTTTTCCCTGGAACACCCAAACCGTGGTTGATTTTCCCAGTAAGCCTGTTAATGAATCAGCCATGCCTTGCAAGATATTTTTTCGACTTTCCGCAAATCCTTTTACACTAGAAAGTAACCCCGCCACACTGGCACCGCTTGATGCTTCACTTTTTGCTTTCTCTATTAATCCCGCATTGATTACCGCACGGCTATTATTGGTTGATAATGTTTGTGGTTCTGGAATACCCGCCAGTGCCTTAGCGGGTATCTGCATTTTGGTAATATTTAGGCTTTCGGCGGTTTTGGCCATACGTTCAACTTGGCTAAACACAGGTAAAGGCAACACCCTTGAAAAACCTTGAATTGCATTGATAAACTCGTCATGGGTACGGGCACAAATCATCGTCACCACAATATCAACCTCGCCCGCGCCTTGAATTTTATTCGCAATATAATTAATCGCATTGGTGGGGCTTAAATAACTGCCTGTTGCCGTATTTTGCCCAACACCATATATAAATGGGTGAACGGGTAATAATGAACAAGTAACTCCCGTTAAATCACCTGATAGTGAAAACTGCTTACGTTGCCATTTCATTGTGGTTTCTCTGGCCATTCAATATCAGGGGCTAACTCTGGATTAATATCATCCAGTTTTACGGTGTAAATTTCCCATGCGGTCAATAAACGTTTATCGTCATCAGAAGCCATATCTAATCGGACTTTACGCTCTAACTGCACAATGCGATTTTCAGCGTCTGCTGATAATGCTTCTTTTTGCGCAATAATCGCGTTAATTTGTGAATTTTTTAGCGCTGTTTCATCAATAACCCATTTTTCTCCGTTCCACACGTCAAATTCACCACTTGGCTCAAGTAATGTGACGTTTTCAGGTAATTTACCCATAAAATCAATGGTAAAAGGTTGTTTTGTTTCGATGATATACGCTGTTAACCCACGAAAATCGTCAACCAACTCCCATGCATCACCTTTTTCATTTCGTCTTATCGCCTGATATTCTTTTTTTGGTAATTTTGGTTCATCAGAATAAGCACCTGCGGGTAGCGATACATCAAAACGCACATTTTCCATTGATGCACCAATATATTCACGCGTAATCGGGTCAATAAGATAACATTTTACCCAGCCCGCCACTTCTGCAAATCCATTACTGCCGATTTTTCCCTGTTGTACTTCTAAACTGTATTTTTCCATTATTTTGCTCTCACTATCCATAGTACTGCTGTATTTCGCATACGGGTTTCTTGTCCGTTAACCCCTTCTTTTTGCTGATAGACTCCATACCCTCCGTCGTTATCAGTACCCGAAATTCCAATATAATCTATAACTCTACGCCAATTTTTATCCCCTTCAGCACCTAACCCCCCAAAGATATTACTGGATAACAAACTGTTCCCCATTTGTTCCGATAAAATAGTTCTTCCTGTATCGATACCACGCCCCGCATCTAAACCTCGTAACACGTTGGCTCGTGCATCGGGTAATCGACCACTAGGAAAATATTGCCCTAACTTTGAGTAAGTTGTTTTATTAAACGCACTACCGTTAGCAACTAATGCCCAATCGGGAGCCGTAGCACCACACCAAGGAATTAATACACCCCAAGGGTAAATATTGGCTTCATCAATATCACTGATTAACGCCAGCGTTCCAGACTTATTAGGTATAGTTATAACTCGCCACTCACTTACAGAACTGTGTTTGGAAACAATCGTCGGATAACCTGTTGAGGTTTTTATCGTTAAACTAATATCATTTGATGATGATTGAACTTCCCCTGTTGCTCGTATAGCACCTGAATAAACTTGCGTAGCACTAGTTGATTTATCTGCATAATCTCCCTTTGGTTGAAAGTTATCAACACATGCTTTTTGACTCATAACATGTTCTGTTGATACCCCTTTACCTTGGGATATTTTTGATTTATCAAATTTTTTATTTAATTCATCATTGATGTACTTTTGGCTATAAACCTGTAAATTACTTTGAGCAGTGGCGACATCTCTCGCACCCGTCCCCCCGCAATTAACGGGCACTCTTCCACCTAGCATATCTCCATTAGCATTAAACCCCCATATATAGTCTTTTTTTTCAACACTATACAAACCTGAGTTTTGATTGTTATTAGTAAATAAATAAACCTTTTTATCACCTGACCAGACCCTACATTCACCATAGGATGTCGCTTCAAAATTCTTATTTTGAGCAAAGCTATCAACACATGCTTTTTGACTCATGACATGTTCAGGTGATACACCAATTGCTTGTGATATTTTTGATTTATCAAATTTTTTATCTAGAGCACTATCTGAATCTTTCTTAGTGTAACTATCTCCAAATAAAGCTATTGTTCCCGATTTATTGGGAATAGTTAAAACTCGCCAGTCTTCATCTTTATTGTGTTTTGAAACAATCGTTGGAAAGCCTGTTGAGGTTTTTATCGTTAAACTAATATCATTTGATGATGATTGAACTTCCCCTGTTGCCCGTATAGCACCAGAAAAAACTTGGGTCGCACTGGTTGATTTATCAGCATAATCACCCGCAGGTTGATAATCCCCTTTCAGTTGATAATTTTCTAACTCTTTTTTAGCGCCGTAAGGGGTTAATGCGGTTATTTGACTGTCGCCCACCCGATTATCTAACGTTGTAAAACCTTTTACTGTTGTTGTCGCATCGGGATGATTTCGTGATTGTTCATGTTTTTTCAACGCTTCATCAAAATATTGTGCATCGAGCGTGCCTTTAGGTCGCAAATCAGTGATAACGCCCGTTGCAGAAATAGATGCCACCGCAAACACAAAATGCGGAAAACCTGCGTTATCGGTGTAATGTTTAAAATCAGGTTTTACCGAAATTGAGATATGCACATCCCAATCACTGGTGATATTTCCCTGATAACTCACATCAACCCAAACTTTTGTTGCTTGATTCGTTACCGTGATATTTTTATTTTCTGCAAGCTCGGCGCGCAAGCCTTCGATATAACCTAATCCTCTTGTGACATAAAATTGATTACCCGCCTTGGCAACTAAAAAACCATTATTAAAAAATGATGCCACACCGTATTTATCGCGATTAATCAGACGTTGCATTTCATCCATGCCCGTTAATCGAGCGGTAAAGTCAATCTGCCACATTTCGGCGGGGGTGGTAATCGCGGTTTCTTTACTTGCACCCAAATATTCAAGTAAAAAAGAACGGGTTAACACGTTACCCTGTTGCCCTGCTTGGGTTTTAATTTTGCGTTGTGTTGGCGCATGCACAATCATGGCCACGGTGCCCGATTGTTTATTTAATAAACCAATCCAGTTAAAATCAAAATCACCAATTTCGGCACCAATAGTCACCGAATAGGCCACCGCATTTTGATTGACGACGCCCGTTTTATTCACCGCTTGACGATGCATAATATATTTTGCGTCAGGCAAACCCTCATTGCGGTCAATCGGTTTTGATGGATCTAAATTCGGCACATTCGCTAACACGAATTCGTCTAAAATAACGGGTTGCTGTGCTTCGGTGGCGCTGGCTTTCCATCGTTCAAACGCCAAGGTAATTGCGGATTGTGACATGTTATTTCCTTATAACAGGGATGCGCTGTATGTCTGATATTCGCAATCAGCCCAACCAAAACGCATCAATAATTTATTTGATACCATCACTTCAAAACGATAACGTCGGCACGTTCTCCCGTACTGCCTAACGATTTGCATTAATAAATCGGGGTTATTCGCAATTTGACCATCGGTCAGCCGTAAAATAATGACATCCCAATCAATATCAGGCTGGCGCTCTAACAGTTCGACATAGCCCACACCGAGGCGCTCAAAAATAGCAATAAAACCACTGACCGACCCCGCATCACGGGCATTAATAAACGCAAACTTTACGCGCTTGCGAAATAAATCTAATGGCTCCCCTTTAAAACGGTGAATATCACGCTGATAGGCAAGCACTGATAACAATTCTTCTGAGCACGTTTCCGCATCCAATTGTTTGAGTGGCCACAACATCCAGTCATAAACACCCATCCAAAATGTACGCACCGCATTTAACAGTTTTGCGGGCTCACCTTTGTTCATCCATGATGGCAAATTTAAGTCTTTTAATCGTTCCTTGAAATCAGGCATCTTGTAGCTCCACCGTCAGCGATGTTAAACGTGGCACACTCAATTCACTAATGATGTCAGTGATATTAAATTGCAGGGAATCGACCAGGGTAAAATGGCGGTGAATTTCACGACCTAAGTTAGAGAAGGAAAAACGCGAGTATGGCCATGTTTTTTTCACGTCATAACTGGTGTTTTCACGAAATGCACAACGCACCAGATTTTCAATATCTTGTTTGAGTTTGGTCTGCTCATTGGCGGTTAAGTTGGTAATATTTTCCACGTACACGGTCAGTTTAATGGCGTGCTGGGTTTCAGGCATGGGCATACATTGCATATCATCACCGTGCCCGTGATGCCCTTGTGTATTGACGTAATCATTGACTTTGTCGATAAAGGGCTGGCTGATCACGCCACTGTCTAAAAGCAGATAGGCATTGGCGGTGCCTGCGCCTCGAGGCGCATCATGCAAAAAGAAAATACGGTCAATACTCAAACCCACGACACTGGCAATCATTCCTTGATACACCGCATCAGTATGGTAATTACCGACTAAATTATATTGATTACGACAACGGTCACGTAAATCATTGTCACTCTCTTTATCCGCGCCTGGCACTAACAACCAGTTTTCTTCATTTTGCGCCCGTTCAATGCCTGGCACGGCAACGGGTAAAATACGGAAATAACCTGGCGCGAGATTAAACGCCCCGCCCGCATCGCTGGCATCAACGGCAATCAATGCAGACTCTTTTTCAATCGTGACCGTTTCCGTCGTCACGACACTGTAAATCTGCCCGTTAATGCGCTCTGTCTGCACAATTGTGCCTTTTGGCACCGTGACACTGTTTTGTCCTGTAACGCGATAAAAGCGCACTTGTCCTTTGGCTTTGGTGGCAGGCTTGCGCTGAAGATTAACGCCCCAGGCAAACATTTCTAACCATGCCCCCGATGCGGTAGCCAGATACATATTGGTGAAAACTAGATTAATCAGGGCATCTTTTAGCCATTGAACAGGGGTTGTCACAATCGTATTAATCAAGCGCCAAAACGGTGACATAGAAGAAGTATTGGTAATTAACCCCTCTTCTTTCACGATGTCGTTAAATTGCTGATTAATTTCATCGGCCGTAATGGGCATACCGTTTTCTTTTAATGCCGATTCGTAGTCAATTTGTGGACGTTGCTTATTCGCCATAATTCACCCCGACACTAATACGACCAAAATCATAGGTATCTGCGGTCACCCATAATTTTTTTACGTTTTCTTCATCAACGATAATCGTGCCTGGGATAAGTCGCACATCATCTTCAACCAGTAACACAATCTGCATCCGAATATCGGCGCGCAAAGTAGGGCTACGTTCGGCGACTAATTGTGTTGCTAAACCACTTTCAATAATCGCATGTGCAATGTCTTGTGTGATACTTTCACGGTTATTACACAATTTAGGCTCAAAGCCTGCATTGAGCGTAAAGTCACGCTCGGTTATCAGTAAATCAATATATTTCGCCTGTTCCATGGCTTCTATCCTTAATTAAGCGCGCTCCACTCTTCCAAATCCGCGGGTGACATCACATTGCCATTGTTGATCGTGATATTTCCGTATTGTCTGCGATTATCAACGCTCGTTTGATTGTTATTAATTTCTTTGTTTAAACCGCCTTTATTAATGCCTTTTAAATCCCCACCCGTTAATAATGACGGCTGATAATCAAAACGGCGGTTAAATTGGTTTTGATTGACCGAATTAAAGTCAGGTTGAACGGGCACACTGGGTAATGCAGAATTGACGACGGCGGTTTCTGTTTCTTTTAAATCAATATTGATGCCAGGGAGATAATTTAATTTGCTGGCCACTGCATTAAATACACCGTTAAAACTGTCACTTAACCAGTTCCATAACCCATCAAATACGCCCTTAATGGAATCTGAAATACCATTAAAGGTGTCACTAATAGAGAAGTTTTCAAACCAACCGCACAACACATTCCAACCGCCTGCGACCCCATTCCATAAATCCGCAAACAGTTGTGATACCGTGTTATAAATCGCAATAAAGGCTTGCACAGGTGACAATGAAACAAACCACTGGCACACAGCATTCCAACCTTTAGCAATGCCTGCATACATCAAATTTGTGATACGTGTAATGGAATCCCAAAAACTGGCAAATACGCTAACTGGATTGATGCGCTCTAAAAATTGAACTGTCGCACTCCATGCGGTAATGAGGTTATTTTTTAAGTCATTCCACGTTTGAGAAATCCATTTCGATGCATTGATAAACGCGGTGATAATCAAGCCCACACCTTTGATGGTCATGCGCAATGGCCACGACAATAGTTCAATCGCTTTCGCCACACTCTTACCAAACGCCTGCCCCGCAATCGTGGTTTTATTCAGTGTCTTTTCTGAAAACTCAATAGGGGTAAGTAAATCCGTAAACCAATTGAAAACCGTTTTGACCGCTTTCCACACAACGCCCAACGCTTTGCCGAGTTCGCCAAACATGGAACCGACGGGCGACATAGAGTCAAAGGCCTCTAAAAATCCTTGCACGAACCCTTTAAAAAATGCCTTGATGGGTTGCCAAAATTTCACGACAGCAATCGCAATCAGGGCAAACAAGCCGATTAGCAATAAAACTGGCCATGTGATAGAGGTAAATCCCAAGGCTGTGGCAAAAGAGGCAATTTTTGTGGTATTTAAAAATCCCGTCAGTTTAGCGAGAGAACTGCTAAAAAAGCCTGTGGCTTTCGTCACTAAATCGTATTTGCCTTTCATCAGTGAGAGCAACACGCCCCCCGTTTTCCACAAAGGCAGAATACCCACCCACAGCAATCGACCGATACCCAACACGATATTCGCCATGGCACCCATTGCGGTGAAGGCAATAAACCCCGTCACCACATAACCAATCGCGCGGGCAATATTTGGAAATAATGTTAACCAACGCACGAGCATTTGCCCCATATCAGCAATTTTATTAATCAAGGGCACAATCACAGGCAATAATGTCATGCCGACCGCAATGCGGATAGACTCCCAAATCGACAATAACCGTTCCCACGGATTGGCTAACATACTCGCCATTTCTGTGGCACGTTTCATCCCGTCGTCACCGCCTAATGCAGTGATGTTTTTGCGTAATACCTCGACGTTATTAAACAGTGATTTCACGACAATCGCCGAATCGCCAAAGGCATCCTCAATCTCTTTTTGAGCCTTTAAATTACCTGCAATGGATTTGCCGTATTTCCCTTGCAATTTCTCCAGCATTTCGGGCATCGTCAGCATTTGCCCTGACGCATTAACAAACGATAGACCGAGTTTTTTCGCTCCGTCCGTTGCCCCTGACAGAAACGACTCATACGCGCCACTGGACTCTGTGCCTAATGAGCGTTGTAGTTCCCCTAACACCGCTAACTGCTCATCAATACCAACCCCAAATTGCGTCCCCGCAGAGCGTGCGCCTTCCATCAAATCAGTGATTTCAGCCATTGAGGTGCCGAACGTTTGCGACATAATAACGGCCTTGCCTGCCAGCTCTTCCGCGAACGTCACTTTGCCCACGCTATCGGCATAGCCTTGAAATTGGGAAAACATTTTCCCCATATAGGCATTGGATTCTTCAGCGGTGGTTTTTAGTGCTGATGCCGTAATGTTGCTGATTTTGGTCAGTTGCGGGAGTTCATTATCTGAAATACCACTAATGGCCTTTCGGATAGAAAGAGAAGATTCAACGAATTGCACGGCGGATTTACCGTATTGTGCGCTAAAAGTCAGCGCATCATTGGTAATTTTTTTCATCGCGCCATCGTCTATACCTGTGACTTTCGCCATATCAAGGGCGTCTTGAATGGCTAATGCGGGATCTAAAACGTTTTTTAACGCAAAAACAGAGCCAGCCAAGCCAGCTCCACCGACCGCGATATTTTTAAATGCTTCTTGTGAGGTTTCAGCAAATTGAGTCACGCCTGCTTGCACTGCCTTCAAGGGCTGAGTGACTTTATCAATCATGCTGAGTGTAAAATCTAATGTACTCATCATTCACCCTTGAAAGCTAATGCAATGCCATTTGCGACCGCGATACGGTGATTTTCTGTGAAGTGGTTATCTAGCCAAATTGCGCGGGCGAAACTGTCGAGATCATCCTGCTCATGAGGGAGATAGTGCCTTCGTAACGTCATGTATTGTTCGAGGGCACTACGTTCAACAGCATCGACTCGCGCCGTTAGTTTTTTAGTTCAATATCCAGTTTAGGTGCATACTCTGAATTCACTTTTTCCAGTAATTGCATCGCCGAACCAGGGATATTTAAAACCTCTGTTAAGGCTTCTTTACTTTCAGGGGTAATAATTCGGCGTAAATAGGTGACCGTGGGCGCGACTTTATCCGTTGCTGAAATTTCGTTTAACCAGCCGTTATACGCAGTCATATTCGGCTCAAAAACCAGCTCTTTACCCATTACGATTAAGGTAATTGTGTTCTTTTTAGTGCTCATTTTTCCATCCTTTGACGAATTTCGTCCGTTAATTGGTTGTGCCGAACGGCACATTTTCCGTAAATTTCATGGTATTTTAATAATGCAGTGGCTAAATCTGCCCCTGTATTACCGTTTAGTTTCGGTAAGGTTGTCGTGCATTTTGTCAGTAGATTTTCCTGATAAGGCACGTTCTGCATTGTCGATTGCTTCGTTGTACATCCTGACAAAATCATCACTAACACAAAGATGAGTGAACACAGGCTTAATAATTTCGGTGCGTATTTCAGGCGGTTGCGCATTGGCGAGTGCCTCCAATTTATTTTCTAACGTCCTTGCTGATTGACTCGCTAAATCGTGTTGAGCCTTTAAACTGGCGTTATTGACTTCATTAGCTGTTTTTAACGCGACCAGTTCTAGACTGTCTTGATGCCAACCTTTAACCAGCCAGCCCGCCGAAAAAGTCAAAATAAACGCGAAAAAAATCACCGTTGCTTGTTTCATTATTTCACGCCGTTGTGCTCTAACGAGTAGTGATTACCGTCATTGAAACGACCGCCCCACGTACCGCCAATGGATTCCCAATATTCGCCAAGGGGCTGATGGTCAGTTGTCTTTGTGAGATAACCCCCCTCTTTAAACAGGTTGAAATCTACGGCTAATCGCTGAGTGTGTAAGCTATTTTTAATACCAGTGCCCGATTTAGCGTTTAATTTTGCTTGTTCTGGTGTGCGATACGCTTCTGAAAAGGTCAGTTCATAACCGTTGTCGTAAGCAAAGATAATCAAGTCCGCAATCATGCGCGTAAACTTGCGTTGTTTTTCACCCAGTGTCATTTTTTTAACTTCCCTGTCAGTAAGTCACTACCTCGTTTTTTCAGCCATAATTCCACTAATTGAAAGCCTGCGATGCCTAATGCCGAACCTAGCCCCGTAATGGCCAGTGGCGAAAGACCAGGTATCCAAATCAACAATCCCCCTGCCATTAATGACACTGCCGAACCTAGAATGACTCGACCAATAAAGAGGCGTAACGTAATGGGTTCACTGCCTGACATCATTTTGCCAATCGCAATTAAAGCGCCCAAGATAATCAAAGAAATCAGTGTTTTGTTATGTTCTTCCATGAACAAAAATCCTTTCAATTACAATTTATCTGTCAATTCAGACTCTAAATAAGGAATGCCATTAATGCGCACAAAATCCGGTGAGGTAACGATAAATTTAATTTTATGCGTCATCACCGCCCCGCCTTTTGGGTCAACGTCTAAAATATCGGTGACGTTTAATTTACAGCCGAAAGACTCAACCTTAAGTTCTTCCGTCCCTGCTTTTGCGTACCACATCAAATCGACTAAGGGGATAGCACGCCAAGAACCTGCGCTACGGGCTTTGGCTGTAATCACATTTAAATACTTGGTGGATAATTCCAGCTCACCCTCTGCCGATACATCCCCGTTCACATAACCGTCAGGCACGCCATTAGTTTGAGCGACACCTGTATTATCTGTAATCGATAAACTGACTTTTTCAACATGAACTAAATCACCGTCGATATTAAAATCAATCGACTGCCCAGAAATCCGTTTCCCGCTCATTATTCATTCTCCAAGGACGTGTCTAACAGAATGCCAATGGTGATCCCTTTCGGGCATTCATAAGTTCGCACCGTGATATACACTTCAACGTTATTTTTGTTTTTCCATGTAATAACCACATCGCCTTCTTTCGGTGGTTTTACTTCGCCTGGGAAACTCACCCCATTAATTTGTGTACTGCGTGACATTTCACGTAGCACTTTGGCAAAGTAGGCTTGATGGGCTTCAATACTGGACGGTGTGCTGTTTAAACTGCGGTCAGCAATTTTAGCAATCGCACGAATACGCACCGTGCGCGCGACTTTATCAACGACACGTAGATTCTCAATAGATTGATAATCACCGCCTTCAACATCTAAAGTACGACCATCAGACCAATAAATGCCGTCATAGTCTGGATACCACATCGGCACACTAAAACGTTGTTTTTCCAACGCTTGCAATGTCGCCAAATCAAGGCTTTTCCCCGTGCCGTCTAATGGAAGATATGCACTACCTAAATCGGTTAATGCGCCCGTTTTAACGCGTGCAGGGCTATCTGCAATCGTCACCGCACGGTTACATAATCGACCCGCTAATGCCCCCGCTTCATTGCCCCAAAGCATTGGCACCAATTGAATGGCGGGTTCCGCTTCCCCTTTTGATAAAGCAGACAAGCGTTCAACATAGCCCGACCACGCTTCATCGTCTTGCGTTGCACCGACACCTAAAATGGCAAATAACCAGCGCCCGTGTTTTGCGATTAAATCAGAGCGTAAGGATTTAGCCGATTGAATAACGGCTTTTGTTGCATCACCCACTAATACGTAACCCTCGCAACTGGCAACTGCTTGTGCATCCATCACCGCGTCAACAAAAGCCAATTCTTCCGCATCATATTCTTGCGTTAAAATTTGATATTGTTCTTTATCCGACTCATCTTTACCCAAATCTCTGTGAGCACGTTTAAAAACAAGTTCATCCATTTCGCTACTAAATTCTGTCGCGAATAAGGATTCAGGCAAATTTGCACGTAAGAACGCAGTCAATTTTTGTAGTCGGGTCATATCATTTTCACCGTAATGCGAGGCAACTGTTTCATATTGCGAATAACAAAAGTTGATTCCGCTAATAACCGTGACCGTAATTCGTCGCTTTCTTGCTGTGGGTTGGGCGTTCGACTGACAATCGACAAATATTCACCCAATAAATCCGCTTTTGCCCTGGCATACACCGCTTTTTTATACTGCGCACAAAGGGCATTAACGCCTTTTATTTTTGCGCCTGGGGCGTCTTTTGCCTGATTAACACCTTTTGATAGCCAATAACTTTTTACGTCTTTTAATTCACTATTAATTTCCGTGACCGTGGTTAATAATGCATCAGCAATAAAGTCAGCATCGATATTGGCGGGAATAGCGCGACTCTTTTGAAAATCACCTAAATTTAAATCAGGCCAAAATTCATCATTTGTCAGTTCTTCATTTTTATAGATAATGCCATCGCCATTTAACATGCTGACCTCTAAATAAAAAAACGGGCTAACAGGTTTCCACGACCAATAACAATCAAATTGTTTTGTCTCCACCCTGCCCGTTTTGGCTTGCGGTAGTCTTTACTCTTGCTCTAATGCCCGTAATCGTGAAGCGATACGTAAACGATGTGTTTTAACCCCACTTTTCGGGTTTAATTGATGTGCTCTAGCAAGATAGGCATCGGCTTGATTTAGCGTATCAACACAATCAATTGCGCTGGCTCTTGCATCACCCACATCACCTTTTAATAACTCTAACGCGTGGAATTTAAACCACTTCGCTTGTATTTTTTCGTGAACTCGCCAAATTTCTGTGACATTCTTAAATGTCCTTGAAAAATAAGGCTCAATGGGGTTTCCTGCCTCCACTTCTAACTGTGCCCATGCAAGGATGGTGTCAGCCACAAAAGCAGGGAAACCACTTTTAAAATTGTCAGGGGTGCGCTGTCCTTGCGCTATGGCGATATCCGCCCAGTCCAGTCCTTTATCGAACTCCCCCACATCAAATAGCCAAATGACGCAATACACAAAAATCGGGTTTTGATACACTTCGCCTTCATCTAAATAGCGTTGTGCCGTCGGTAGATACATGGGCAATAATTCATCTCGTTTCATTGCCACACGTTCATACGTTTGATTGAGTGAGCGCAGTCGTTTGACATCCCGCTCAATGGCACGCGCTTGAAGATGCATACTTTCACCGTCAGCAATGGCAACTGCCTGTCGCTGTTCAAGTTTTTGTTGCATTTCAACTTCCATTCGGTGTCGTTGTGCGGGTGATAACATTACTCTTTATCCAGTTTTTCAGCAGGTTCGGTTAATTCACCAATGGTGACCGCATTTTCATCATAAGAAGCATAAAGCTCTGGATATTCCAACGCATAACCTTCATTACGCAGGTATTTGTTTTCATAAGCCTTACGGTCTTCTACAAACTCCGCTTTACGCTGACGCGTATTACGTTGAGTGTAAATGTGAAGATTTGACAGCATAGTGACTGTCATACGTTTACCTGGCATAAATGGCGGAATAATGGCATTGCGTCCTGCAATAGTATTACCCAACATTTGTGCGGCAATTTTTTCCGTTGGTCTGTCAGCCGATTGATATAAGCGATATTGCTCTGCTGAAACTAAATCAGCACCGACAAGTACAACTAATCGCGGGTCTGTACGGTGTTCTACTGGAATACAGGTATTAATAAGGTCTGATGCCATCGCATCTAAAGAACGAAAATCACCTTTATCGTCCAGTTTGACTGGTGTGGTAATAACTTGCTTACCACCATCCCATTTTTTAGCAATTGCATGCCAACCGATATTAACGTCTTCACCCATTGGGTGAGCATCAGGGTCTGTGCTATCTGCAACACGTTCCCCATTAAACCCGACACGTAGCATATCTAACGCAAAACATTCATTGATAAACACTTGCATGCGTTGGAAAAATTCATTCTCTGTGCCTGAATTTGCCCAAACTGACAGCAAATGCCACGTAAGTGATGCACCTGAATCGGTTTCAACCAATTGATAGGTATTACCATCCACATTGGTATCACGAGAAAAACGACCGCCTTTTTTACGTCCTGTAAAAAGACCTGGATTACCCACAGAAACGACTTGGCCTTGTAACTGGTCTACGTCCATGCAGGTGATCATGCCTAGGAAGTCAACCGATTCCATCAATGCCGAACGCAGTGCCGTTTCTTTTGGGTCTGTTAGCGAGAAATATTTAGAAGTATCATCAACCCCGTAAGCCTCGGCTAACCCATTAACATAGGCTTTTAGATACTGTCTAGCCCGTTGATTTAATTGCATAGAAATCCCTTTCCTATCCTAGTGAATTAAAGAAAATCAAAACGTTTGTTTTTATTTCCTGTCGGATTAGCGCTAGGTTTTCTTGTTGAAATAGAGTCTAACTTGCTAAAGTTTTTAACAATATTTGGTAAGTTATCGCGCAATTTTGAAAAATCTTCTGTATCAACCACTTCTTTGACGGTTTCAACATCTTCTTTTACTTCTTCAACGCTTTGCTGAGTTTCTGTTAGCATCGTTTTTAATGTGCTAAATTTACTTTCTAGCTCAGCTAACACTTCCGCTAATACTTGAAGTTTTGCAGGCTCTTCTGATTTTTTTTCTGGCTCCGGTGCTGGTTCTTCGATGCCAAACATTTTATGCCATGATTTATCTTTCATACTTCCATTCCCTTTATCTCTTTTCCGACTAAAGTTAAAACGCGTCGTGCCAACACAAGCAGGGTCATCAACAACCGCTAATCCCTCTAGATATGTTATTCCTTGCCCTTGGAAATCTAAATTCATCTCCACAGAAGGAAATAGCCCATAATCTTGTGCGTTCATTTCTAATAAGCGAATAAATGGACGCAATATGGCATAAAGATGTAATGTGCCCGCGTCGTCTTCTTCCGCTTTAACTTCGATAACTTCTCCGACAGGTTTCTCGCCAGGCTCTCTGACGTGTTTCCCATTTGGCGGATGTAAATACCAAATCATGGCGGTATAACGCTGATAATCGTAGGTTTCCGCCATTTCAATAATTTCATTGCGGAGAATTTCACGACCGTCAACGGTTTCGCCTTCCGTGGCTATGCAAACCCACGTCGTCCTTAACTGTGACATTGTTTACATAATCCCCCCTTTCCGTGGGTACTTTCGATAATTCCGTTTGAGGTAACAGTATTGCGAAATTCCATCAGGTGAGCGAATGGTTAAATTTGGATATGGCACATAACCAAATTTGTGGCAACGCCAGATAGACTGTGACTCGGCATAATGTTTTACATTATGGCGAACTCACGATATTCAGATGAATTAATAGGAGTAGCAAAGTCGCTGTACTTGCGACGCTATACTCCTGCAGAAATTGCAACCGAACTTAATTTGCCGAATAGGCGAATCGTTTACTACTGGGCTGAAAAAGGGAATTGGCAGGATTTACTCAGTCATGAATCGGTTTTAGATGCGATTAATCGACGCATTATTTTGCTCAGTGAGCGAAACAATAAAACTGTTTTTGAACAAGAGGAGTTAGACCGTTTAATTAACCATCATATCAAATTGATGGCGCAACAAAACAAACACGCAGAGAAGCTGGCGCAGGCAAAATCACAAAATAGTCAATCTGGCTACTCAAATGATAATGAGTCTGACGATGGTGAACCAAGGAAGAAAAAACGCTATCGTAAGAATGATATTTCTGAATTAACAGAAGAACAATTTCAGCAGTTTGCTGACAAAATGCTTTTTGGCTATCAAAAACATTTACGCAATAACATTAAAAAATCCATTCGTAATATTTTAAAGTCACGCCAAATAGGGGCGACTTGGTATTTTGCGTTTGAAGCGCTGGAAAATGCGGTACTCACGGGTGACCCACAAATCTTTTTATCCGCATCAAAACCGCAAGCCGAGGTTTTTCGCTCCTATATTGTCAATATTGCAGAGCAATTTTTCGGGGTCACATTAACGGGTAACCCGATTCGTTTAAGCAATGGCGCAGAACTTCGCTTTTTATCCACCAATAAAAACACCGCACAAAGCTATTCAGGCCATCTTTATTGTGACGAATATTTTTGGGTGCCTAACTTTAAACATTTAAATGAAGTTGCCTCTGCAATGGCAACCCATGATAAATGGCGCACAACCTATTTTTCTACGCCTAGCTCAAAAACCCATCCCGCATATCCGTTTTGGACGGGTGACGAGTGGCGTGGAAATGAAAAAGAACGTAAGAACGTTAAATTTCCTAAACTTGAAGAGATGCAGGACGGCGGACGAGATTGTCCTGATGGTCAATGGCGTTACGTCATTACGTTGGAAGATGCTATCAAGGGCGGTTTTAACCTGGCATCCATTGAAAAACTTCGCAATCGTTATAACAAAGATACGTTCAATATGTTGTATATGTGTGTCTTTGTCGATAGTGGTGCATCCGTCTTTAAATATGGGGATTTAGAAAAGTGTTGGGTTGATGTCGCGCTGTGGGAAGACCATAACCCGAAAGCATCCCGCCCTTTTGGCAATCGTGAGGTTTGGGGCGGTTATGACCCTGCCCGTTCTGGCGATACCTCCGTTTTTGTTATTTTAGCCCCGCCCACTTCACCAGAGGAGCGTTTCCGTGTTCTAGCCGTTCATTATTGGCATGATATGGCATGGAAGCGCCAGAATCATGACATCAAAGAATTATATAAGCGTTATAACTTTACCCACATAGGGATTGATGATTCAGGGTTGGGTAGTGGTGTGCATGAAATGGTGTCAGATTTTGCACCGAGAGAGACCATGAGGATCACTTACAGTAACAGCATGAAAATTCAATTAGTTCTTAAAATGATTGATTTAGTCGATGAAAAACGTATCGAGTGGGATAAAGAACAAAAAGAAATCACCGCCAGTTTTCTCGGTATTCGCAGAGATACCACCAGTAAAGGTGGCTCAATGACGTTTGTCGCTGACCGTAGTATCGAAACAGGTCATGCTGATATTTTTTGGGCAATTGCTCATGCGGCCATTAACGAGCCATTGAATACTGACAAACAAAATAAATCTAAATATTTCATCAAGAAAAAGGTTACTTAAATGGGAAAGAAAAAATCAAGGAAGATTGAGCCAGTTTCTACCAATCGAAAAAAAATGAGCATTATTACATTGGGTAAACCTGAACCTATTTTGACGACACAAACCCAATATCAAAATATCTGGTACGACAATGATTATGACCATTATATCTTACCCATTGAGCGTATTGCCCTAGCACAATTAGTTAATCTCAATGCGCAACATGGTGGCGTTCTCTATGCTCGCCAGAATATGATATTGGCTGATTTTATTGATGGCGGATTAAACCATGAAGATTTAAAAGCATCGATTATGAATTACTTGATTTTCGGTGATACGGCCATTTTAAAAGTACGGAATTACTGGGGGGAAGTAGTTGAATTATGCGTATTACCCTCTTTATTTATGCGACGCCGTAAAGATGATTGTTTTGTTATTTTACAAGAAGGTGAACCGTTAATTTATCCCCCTGAAGATGTCATTTTTATTAAACAATATGACCCACAACAACAGGTTTATGGTATTCCCGATTATATCGGCGGTATTCATGCTTCTTTACTTAACAGTGAAGCCACCATATTTCGTCGTCGCTATTATCACAACGGTGCCCATACGGGTGGGGTTCTTTATTGTAATGACCCATCACTGACCGATGAAGTCGAAAAAGAAATTATCCAAAACTTAGAACAAAGCAAAGGCATTGGTAACTTTTCCACAATGTTTGTACATATTCCCAATGGTGATCCCGAAGGGATTAAATTTATGCCTATTGGGGATATTTCGGCTAATGATGAATTTAATAATGTTAAAAATATCAGTGCTCAAGATATTTTAACCGCGCACCGCTTCCCCGCAGGTTTAGCAGGGATTATTCCTGGCAACGTTGGCGGTTTAGGCGACCCAATCAAAGCCCGTGAAGCCTATCGACAAGATGAAGTTATCCCTGTGCAACGCATGTTTGAGAATGCCGTCAATAGTGACCCTGAAATACCATCACATTTGCATATCAATTTTAAGAAAGATAACGACAGTTTGGGTGCAGAATGAGGCAAAAAAAGGTAAAATTACGTCAGTTCGATTATTTTGGAGTTCGTAATATGAAAGTGATGAAAGTCCTCTGCCCCGCGTGCGGTGAAAAGGCAATCATAAGAACAACAAATCGAAAACATCGCCAATTTGCTGACCTTTATTGTCAATGCACGGACTTAGAATGCGGAATGACTTTCGTTTTAAACGTCACTTTTAGTCACACACTAAGTCCTAGCGCCAAAGACGTGAATAAAATGATTGATAAACTGCTACCGGATAATAAACAAATGGCGCTTGATTTACTCAAAGCGCCCATTGCTTAAATTATTGAGCCACATTTTGTGGCTTATTTTTTTCCAATAAGTCCACTCTGGCATTGTCGGCTAACTCAAATATTAATGATAAAACAATATCTTTTTCCTGCGATGTGAAAGAATCAAAACTGCCTACTTTTGCGATAAGAGCTATTCTTTCAAGTGCTTCCATGCTTTTTATATTATCTGTCATTATCATACCCTTAAAGAATACTGTATGAATAAACAGTATAATAGCTTTGTGAATTTTGTGAACCCCTAAGTGATAATAATGTGAGATATAATTACTTATTGCACACTCATAGATTATCTCTCCTCGCTCATACCAATAAATTTACGATATTTATCTGCAAGGAAAAAATAGAATGCCATCAAAATATAAAATGGCCATAGCATTGAATAATCTATCGCTGAACCTAAGCTGTATTTGTCATGATAACTTTTTTTAGACTTCATAGTTCTGCGTATAAAAAGAACTATTGATATCAAAAAATAAAATAAAACCAAGTATTTATACATTCATTCCTCTCAACTTATTTACTTTATTAAAAATGCGGTCTTTTCGTTCATGGAATTGACGGTATTTCAGTTGTGTTGTGCCCGCTCTAATCAAAGAACCGTCTTTAAAACTTCTAAACGCCTTATCATCAATGACTATTCCCGACCCATTTCTCATTTTTTGGGCATCTTCTAAGGTAATTTCATGCCCGATTGACCTGAAATTATCTAAAATTTCCGTTACCACCTTTTCTTCATCGTTAATCGTTCGGGTTTCCCCCGTACAGTTATTGACAGAACTCCTAGGTGACGCATTCGCGTCACTAAAAGCAGACTCCGCATGCGCGTCGTCTAACTTCTTCACAATCTTCCACTGTTTCAAACGAGTTAAAATCGGTGTGTCTATGCCGACTAACGTAGAAAAAACCCCTTTAACACGAATAACTTCTTCACCGTATTCGTTTGTATCTTCCGATCCCTGATACCAAAGACGCGCGATAAGATTTTCACGTTTCACAAAAGGGCCACCTTGGGCATTGATATAACCCGCCCAATTTCCACTGTCTGCACAATCGTGAACAAGTGCAAATTCCACATCTAAACCCATCGCCCTATCGTGGTCAGCCATTCGGCGTAATTCACGGTAAACGGTCACAGGCGCACCGCCGATAAATTGAAATTGACGAATATTCCAACGACCTGCCCATGCAGCAGCTGCCATTGAGGCTTCCTTCATTGGCTTACCACTTTCATCATCAACTTCGCCATCGAGAGCATAACCGTCGACATTTTTTGAAATGTATTTCGCCACATAACCCGTTGCTGATCCTTTTTCGGGATCGATTTCTTCAACGTAAAAACGCGCTTTACGCGCTTTGTCAGTAATTAATTCGTGATTATCTTCTGCTACGGTATAGGCTTTAATAATTGAGCGGATTTCTTCAAGTTGAGACGGCAACATAAATAACAGCATGTGCCAATGAGGTGTACCATCATGATGCGGTTCAGCAACGCGCATCCCAAAGACACGCAAATCTTTACGGTGTAATTTTGCTCTTATTTTACTCCATAGCTTACAAAGGTATTTTTGTGTGTCAGCAGGACTGCAACCATTCCATTTACGGTTACGGTAACCGTGTTTTGTTGTCGCATGATATTTAGACGGGGCGGTTAATGTGTAAAACTCACCGACATAACCTAATTCATTACAGATATCTTCAAAACCACGAATACGCACCATCATTTCAGTGCGCTTAATCGCAGGGTTGGCCACACTGCCATAATATTTATCAATCAAGCTGACGCGATTCCCTTCCTCGTCTTCCAGCTCCATGGATTTTAAAAACTCACGTGTCCGATTTTTTTGCTCTTTCCATTCGTTGATGGCGGTTCTACTCGCATAGATATTGGCTTTCTTGCTGACCAAATTGATTGCAATGCTTAAATGCTCACGCCATTGAGACGCATATTTGCGTAAACGGTTAAGCCACCATTTATCTGACATCATGCGAGAAATAGCCGAATCAGCATCTTTCTGATTAAAATAACGTGTGGTTAATTTTACCCATCTAGGCACCTCTTGTTTAAAACCTGCGGTAATTTTTGAGGCATGTAAAAAAAGTTTGTAGGTTAATTTCAATTCACTATCAGTGATATTTTCTTTACCCACTACCACAAGCTGTTCATTCATTAAGTTAGCGATATCCCACGCAAGATTTTCGATATCTTTTTTTGACATATCAGGCAGGCGATTAAAACGGTTGAAGAAATTACAGTTTTCTACCGTCATTGCAGGCAAAGCATAACGGTCAGTGATCATCTTTATTCTTGGGTACGTTCTTTCAACAAAGGTTTTCGCAAGATAAGCATTAGCGCGTTTGCGACCTTGTTCTTTATCTAAATCGCTATATCGTTTGTTAACAACGAGTTGTACTAATTTAGGTTGTTTAGATAATAAGGCTTCCGCATCATGAAACGCCTTATGCTCACGTTCCTTTTGATGGATTTGCTCGTAGGTTTCAAATGGGCGATAAATTGCTTTCCCTTTACCTTCGTTCCACAAATATAGTTTTTCATTTTTATCAGAACGAGGGAATTCCCCCACAGCACACACTACGGGGGATGGATATTTGAAAGGATACTTAGGAAATTTATAGCGATGTTTTAATTTCAATCCATCGCTATTTTTATCTATCGCGATAGTCATATCAAACCAGTTCTTGTGCTTGACGTTCTAGCTCTGACGCTTCACTTTCCAACAGTTCAGCAACGTCGGCGTAATCCATTTTATTTTGAATGATAAGGCTAGATAGCTTACGAATACGGGATGCGTATTTATCTGCACAGGCTTGCTTTTGTTCATTACGTGCGAACACCAATGCAGAATCTAAAACTAATGCTTGTTCAATTTCAGACACTAAAGCAGGCGTAAAAATAGGGGTTGGTATTGATGTTCTCATAATGTATTTCCTTTATTTAGGTTGCAAAAATCCCTGACCGATTAAGGCCATTTATTTTTACTTTGGGTTTAATTAATTATTGCGGTAATGCTAATTGTTTAGGTAATAATGCCGTAACAGCTTTGATATGATTAATAGCTTTAATAATGTCGAATATTTCCGATGTTTTAAAATCTTCAAAATTTAAATCATGTCTTTCTTTGGGAATACCTGCCATATATAAAATGACGCCTAAGAATTTTTTATTTTCTTTATAGCAATCATCAAATCTATCGCGCATATCAAAAAAGAAACGTTTTAATTCTTCATTTTGTAAACCAAAATGGCGAGAACGTAATTTAGCAATATGATTAAATCCATCAACACGTTGAGCAACTGGAATATGAAAAGCTCTTTGTTCGTTTTCAACTTGATTCTGATACATAATAACCTCGCTTAAAATGGTATATCTTCAAATTCTATTGATTCCGCATAAGCATCAATTAACTCATCACGAATAATAGTTAATTCTTTCGCTATATCCTCTACACTAATAACACCATTACTAACATAAGTAGCAATAGCACTATAAAGAGAATGATTTAAATTTGCCTTCTCTGACTTTTTATTAATCATTAAGTCTAAAACATTGCTCTTATGGCATTTAATAGAATCAACATTATCTTGAGATGATTTATCAAGCGCTACTTTGTTTAAATTTTCAGCTCGCTCTATTTGTTTCTCTTTTGCACCTGGGAAGATTTCATCAAACATATTTTCTTTAAACATAAATACCTCTAACTTAAAGCTGAAATCAATAAATAACCTATGAATAAAATAAAACTAACAATATAAATAGAATTGTTATTCTCATTCTTGAATGAATCACTGGATAATTTATATTTGTGTTGTTGAAGCTGTAATGAATTTAATTTCATTTTAAAACCTCACATCATTGATGGGCTAAGATTTGTTACTGCATCCACTGCACATGCAAACGCCGGATTAGTATGTAATCTTGCCGATAATGTTATGCCTGCCAACGTTAAACAACGAATTGCTGTATTAACAGAGCGTTTAAAATCAGCGACTCGCGCATTATTTAAATTACCGCCCGATACTGTATTTGTTGCTAACTTTCCAACCTCACCGACTGCCGTTAATAAATAAGCGGGCACATTAGAATCACTCATTTCATTAACTGGCACTGACGGCTGACATTGCATCTGCTCTAACACACCATCAAGAATGGATGCGTCTTCGGTTGCATCAGTCAATTTCATTAAATCAATGCACGTTAATTGGTGCGGTTGTTCAGGGTTTAACTTGTTACGCAACATTTGGGCGTTCATGCCGATGCTTTCAGCTATTTGTACTAAATCCCCTTTATGGGTATTTGCGAAAGCACGACATGCATTATCAAAGTGCGCTTGTTTGGAAACCTGATAATCAAACATGGTGTTTATTCTTTTTTAAGTTCACTATTCGTGTATTGGTTATCAACCTAAAACTAAAAATTTAGACATACCACTCTTTATGGTAATGCTCTAAATCTATATAAACTCGCTCGTGTGATTTTTTCTTGGGTTTAATTTTTAACTTCCCCTCTCGCACTTGCCATCTTGCAGAATCAAGCGTCATACCGTACTGCTTACAAAATTCTGCGATAGGGATATACCGCTTCTGCTTACCTATATTGATTGAACATTGATCTTTCATAAGGCAAAATCTCCTTTAATTCTCACTAGTCCGCACTAGTTAGCATCACTAAACACTAGCTATAAGCGAATAATACACTCGCTTATATCTACAAATCAAGAGGAATATTCACTTGAACCTACAAATAGATTTTACCAAGGGTGGGTCAGAGGTATTAGATAGAGTTATTGAGGCTTACGGTTTTGATACAAAAATAGCTTTAGCACTACATTTCGGCATAGCAAGTAGTAGCTTGGCTATGAGGTATAAAAGAGACTTATTTCCAGCTGATATCGTTGTTCGATGCGCATTAGAAACGGGTGCCAGTTTAGAATGGCTAGCTTTTGGTATAGGTAAAACCTTCACAAACGAAAAAGTAGACATCCTAAAAATTCCTTGTTCGCGTTTAGTGAATGGGAACCTATTAATGTTTGATGATGTTTTATTTGATAAAGCAATGCTCAAAGACACCTCACCACTTCCACAAAAAGCAAAATGTATAAAAGATGGGGATAGTTACTACATTTTAGAAGAAGACTTTGACGATATATTTGATGGTAAATGGTTGGTCGATGTTGAAGGGAAAATTAGTATACGAGAATTAACTCTTATCCCTATTAAAAAAGTCCGTGTTTCTGGCTCTGGTGTTCCCTTTGATTGCAATTTAGATGACCTAACCATTTTAGGCCGTGTAATAACCGTTATTGAAAATTTATAGATTTAGTTAAATGCAAGAGGAATTTAAACTTGAATCAAAGTATTGATTTAACGAAAGGTGGAACTGAGGTTCTAAATCGCATTATAGAAGCGTATGGATTTCCTTCAAAAATAGCTTTAGCAGACCATTTAGGAATAAGCAGTAGTAGTTTATCTATGCGCTATAAAAGAGATTTATTTCCAGCTGATATCGTTGTTCGATGCGCATTAGAAACGGGTTCAAATCTTGAATGGCTAACTTTCGGCATTGGTAAAACTTTTACAAATACAAAAGTAGACATCCTCAAAATCCCTTGTTCACGTTTAGTTAATGGGAACCTATTAATGTTTGATGATGTTTTATTTGATAAAGCAATGCTTAAAAACACAGCACCACTACCACAAAAGGCAAAATGTATAAAAGATGGGGATAGTTACTATATTTTAGAAGAAAACTTTGAAGATATATTTGATGGTCAGTGGTTGGTCGATGTTGAAGGGAAAATTAGCATACGGGAATTAACTCTTATCCCTATTAAAAAAGTTCGTGTTTCTGGTTCTGGCGTTCCCTTTGATTGCAATTTAGATGACCTAACCATTTTAGGCCGTGTAATAACCGTTATTGAAAATTTATAGAATGACAATTAGAAAACTTGATTCTGGAGAGTGGCTTTGTGACCTTCGCCCCAACGGGGTCAGTGGTAAACGCATACGCAAAAAATTTGCCACTAAAGGGGAAGCTCTTTCTTATGAAAAATTTATTATTGCAGAAATAGAAGATAAACCGTGGCTTGGTGAGAAACAAGATAATAGAAGATTATCTGATTTAATAGTTTTGTGGCATGACCTCTACGGGAGAACATTAACGGATTCAGTGCGCATGATGTCAAAATTAAAGGCAATCTGTGCAGGGTTAGGTGATCCAATTGCATCTCAATTAACGGCTTCTGATTTTAGTCTTTATCGAGAAGGCAGATTAAAAGGCGAAATACCTGATGTTAACGGGCGATTAATGGAAATAAAGCCAGTTACGGTAAATCATGAGCAACGAAACTTATCAGCTGTTTTTGGTACTTTAAAAAAATTAGGGCATTGGGATTTACCCAATCCTCTTGCTGGGCTACCCACATTTAAAGTCGATGAAACAATGGTTACCTTCCTATATCAAAATGAAATTAAGCGTTTACTAGAAGCCCTAGCAGAATCCAGAAATAAAAGCGTTTTGATAATCACAAAAATTTGTCTATCAACAGGAGCTAGATGGAGTGAGGCAGAAAATCTAGAAGGTAGTCAAGTAACACCATATCGCATCACATTTAGTAAAACAAAAAGTAAAAAAGTGCGTACAGTTCCTATATCTAAAGAGCTCTATGAGGAAATCCCCAAAAAGAGAGGAAAACTATTTACACCATGCCGTAAAAATTTTGAACGCATAGTAAATAAATCAGGTATTGAACTACCAGAAGGCCAATGTACTCATGTATTACGTCATACTTTCGCCAGCCATTTTATGATGAACGGAGGAAATATATTGGTATTAAGAGACATACTTGGCCACTCAGATATAAAAATGACAATGGTCTATGCGCATTTTGCCCCTACCCATTTAGAAGATGCAATTACAAAGAATCCATTAACGTCCTTAAACAAATAATTCTATTTTCAATTTTTGTTTTAATGACATTATAATGTCCACAATATGTCCACACAGACCACAAACGAACACAAAACAACACCAAGTAACACGAGTCATCACTAATTATCTTATTGATATTTATAGCAAGTTGTTGTTTTACTTATACCACACTAGAGAATGTAGAAATTTCGGACGCGGGTTCAACTCCCGCCAGCTCCACCAAATTTGGTGGGTCAGTGATAGGACAACGGTTTCAAAAACAAGAAGTTAGCGAAATCATCAAGACTACACACGAACAACAAAAGGACTTGAAAGTGCACGCGAAATGCACGTGCATTTGAAAACAAAACCCTGAGGGTCATTCCTCGGGGTTTTCTATTTGTAACAAAGTGTAATAAATTATTTCTTTCAATCCCACATTAAGAAGAATTCCAGAGCAATATTAATTCATTAAATACGAAATAATATGCATATCACCTAATCCTCTTGCTTAACACGTCAGGATGATAAACCCTTTTATTTGTATGTCTTATTGGTTCCTTATTGTAGGATAGATGTAACCTACAATAAGTGATTGCACAAATGAGAATGTCTCAGCAAAACAAGTGAAATTATCTAGAATTAAAACCTTAAACCGAATTGAAAATAAGAATCATTAACATTAATATAGTATGCTATAAAATAGAACTAATTGCCCATTAGGAGCTGAATATGAATAAAAAATATTATGTTAATAATATGTTCTGGGGATTTTTCATTCTTGCAATTCATGTGATTCTTTCGTGGGAAGAACTCCGTTTAGGAGATGGATTTCTCTGGTTATTTATGAGTATTATCAACGCTATTTTATATCCATTTGCTAAATGGGCTGTTGAATGCTTCTTCTTAAAATTTACCACTAGAGAATTTTGGAATAAAGGTTGGTTTATAGATACTCCTGGGAAAAAAGGTATATTAGCACTATATTCCATAATGGTTTTTATATTTGCCATCCCTATTTCTATACTTTGTATAATAACTATTCTAGTAAAAAAGCCACTTATATAATATATAAATGGCCTTTAATATCTATGTAATTAAATTCCTATTAGCTTATTTGCTTTTTCGATTAGTTTATCATCGATTAAAGCTCCAACAGTTGCAATGATTAATCCATAGCCTAATATCCCAACTGGGCCACCTAATAGCATACTAAATGCAAATCCCACGACAACAGGAGCGGCATATCCAACAGCTATTGTTTCAGCTTTAACAAAAAATGGCCTCCAGTTATCAGTTTTTATAGCTTTTTTATACTCATCGTATAGTTCATAGGTATAAATAGCTTTGTTAATATATCCCATTCCTTTACTGAATTGTTGTAATCTTTTTGCAAGCTCCTCGACTTTGATTGACTCTATATATTTTACGATAGCAGCTCTATCTGCTGCATTGATCCGCTTTTTAGTATTAGCTCTATATTTTTCATAAGCCTTAGCTGCATCATCAGCATTACGAATAGTTTTTCCCTTTGCTTGTTCTGCTAACTCCCTAGATAGTTGTTCGGCTTTTACCCCATATTCTTTAGCTATTTGTTCATAAAATGATGCTGTAAACTTCACCCCATCTTTGATGTCATTAAATTCTTTTTCCTGCTGAGGGCGCGGATCTTTATCCTTAAGTGCAATTGCAGGGAAGCCCGAATAAGCATACAAAGGCGGTAAGTTTGAATTTCTAGGAAATACAATAATTGCATCATTAAATTGATGTGGATATGGTACTTCTATCCTTTTGTTTTCTACCTTATTAGGTAATTCTACTTTTTCTGGATATGAGAACTTTTTATTTTCATTTGAATATTTTTGAATAATATTCCCTTGCAAACCAAGTCCACTATAAGAATCTGCTGGTAAAAGCGCATATTCTATTCCCAAATTTTTAATATCCATATGATAGCCATTGCCAATATAATTGGCGGGATACACAGGCACTTCTTTCGTCACCAATACACCATCGGTTCTAACTAACGCTGCACTCGCTTTATTATTTTCTTTAATTACAGCCATTCTTGCATTAACATTAACTGTACCGTTGTTTTTTGCAATTTCATTAAGTTTGCCAGACATTAAGTCAGGGTTATTAATTAAGTTTTCTGCAGGAATCGTAGACATAAGATCTAACTCATCAAATGAATTATTATCAAATTCACTAAATTCCATAAATTTTACTGAGTTTACATTATTATCATCAATACTATTTTCTTTACTGTATAAACTAATAACAGACTCTACCAATTTATCTTGACTAAATTAACGGCTTCTTTTGTAAGAAAATATTTCTTTTTAAATGTTTCGAGTTGCTCAATAACAACACCATTAAAATGCATTACACCTTTATTGGTAGCTAATTCTCTATTGTTTGAGCTATTAGTTAGTTTATTATTATTATTACTAGAAATAATAACAGGCTTTTGTGGCTTATTTACTGTGATTTTAGTATTTGGATTGAAAGGTGATGACCCACCATTACCCACATTGGGAGACGGATATTCATCTTTATCACTATCAGCAAGAATAGGTATTTTTGACCATGGGAAATAATCTGATTTAGCCGCCGCCACCATTAACGTATCTACTCCATTATTTACAACCCAACCCCCATCAGTAATAAAGGCCCCATCTTCATCAGCACCTCCTGTAGTGTTATAAACAGTACCATTTTGCTTTATGTCTCGAATAACGTATTCGGGAAGATCAGGGAACTGATCAACGTTAGCTCTTGTTATAATCATTTAAATTCCTTTTTATATTTAATAGCATACAACCACTGTATGCAAACACAGTACAATCAATAGTAATCGTAATACAATTGTCTTATTTCGGCTATATTCGGAATGGTTATCATTAGTATTTAACTCATCCTTGAGTCAAATAAATATAATCAATCAGTTATCCATTTCTGGTGCACTATTGGTGTCCTGATTTTCTTCCTCTTCTTTCCGTCTACGTTCCTCTTCCGCTTTCTGCGACTCTTCCATCTCACCCACAATAAGTAGCACTAAAATTAAAATCGCTCAGTGTAATAAGCGAAATTGACTAAAATAAAAACAGTTAATTTATTGAAAATAAGAATTATTACTATTAGGATGATGAGTTATATGTTAGTGCTGGTTACACATTAGGGTCTAGGTATGACTAAAAAATACTATATTAATAATATGTTTTGGGGTTATTTTATGATGTTGGTGATGGTTTATCTTAATTATAACGATCACACTATTGAAGGTGTATTAATGTTAACTTTAAGTATACCTAGTGCTATTCTTTTTCCTTTCTCCAAAATTCTTATCGAAAATTTCGCATTAAAATATACAACAAAAAAATTCTGGAATACTGGGTTATTTATTAATACTCCGGCTAAGCATGGTGGAGTAGCTCTATACCACTTACTTTGTTTTATATTTTCAATTCCATTTAGCATGATATATCTAGCTCTATATTTCACAAAAAATAGGACAACCAATTAAAACCGATTATCCTATTGCCCTACATATTAAATACCGATCGCACCACTAACTTTTTCAACCAATGCATCATCAATCAAGGCACCTACTGTTGCGATGATTAGGGCATACCCTAAAATTCCAACAGGTCCGCCTATAATTAAACTAAAGGCAAAGGCCGTCAATGCCACCGAGGCTAGGCCAGCAGTAATTGAAGCTGCTTTAACAAAAAATGGACGCCAATTTCCCGTTTTAACTGCATTTTTAAATTCAACAAGTAATTCCACTGCATTAATCGCGTGGTTGGTATATCCAAGCCCTTTACTAAATTTGCCTAGGTTTGAAGCTAATTGTTTTGCATCAATAGATTCTAATGCTTTTATAATTGCGGCTCGATCTTTAGCATTAATTTTATTATTAATATTCTGCCCGTATTTCTCATATGTACGTAAAGCATCTTCTACATTTCTGATTGTTTTTCCTTTAGATTGTTCTGCTAACTCTCTAGATAATTGTGCTGCCTTTTTACCAAATTCCTGTGTTGCTTTTTCGTAAAATGAAATTGTGAATTTCACGCTATCTTTGATTTCATTAAATTCTTGCTCTTGCTGAGGGCGGGGATCTTTATCCTTAAGTTCAATTGCAGGGAAGCCCGAATAAGCATACAAAGGCGGTAAGTTTGAATTTCTAGGAAATACAATAATTGCATCATTAAATTGATGTGGATATGGTACTTCTATCCTTTTGTTTTCTACCTTATTAGGTAATTCTACTTTTTCTGGATATGAGAACTTTTTATTTTCATTTGAATATTTTTGAATAATATTCCCTTGCAAACCAAGTCCACTATAAGAATCTGCTGGTAAAAGCGCATATTCTATTCCCAAATTTTTAATATCCATATGATAGCCATTGCCAATATAATTGGCGGGATACACAGGCACTTCTTTCGTCACCAATACACCATCGGTTCTAACTAACGCTGCACTCGCTTTATTATTTTCTTTAATTACAGCCATTCTTGCATTAACATTAACTGTACCGTTGTTTTTTGCAATTTCATTAAGTTTGCCAGACATTAAGTCAGGGTTATTAATTAAGTTTTCTGCAGGAATCGTAGACATAAGATCTAACTCATCAAATGAATTATTATCAAATTCACTAAATTCCATAAATTTTACTGAGTTTACATTATTATCATCAATACTATTTTCTTTACTGTATAAACTAATAACAGACTCTACCAATTTATCTTGAACTAAATTAACGGCTTCTTTTGTAAGAAAATATTTCTTTTTAAATGTTTCGAGTTGCTCAATAACAACACCATTAAAATGCATTACACCTTTATTGGTAGCTAATTCTCTATTGTTTGAGCTATTAGTTAGTTTATTATTATTACTAGAAATAATAACAGGCTTTTGTGGCTTATTTACTGTGATTTTAGTATTTGGATTGAAAGGTGATGACCCACCATTACCCACATTGGGAGACGGATATTCATCTTTATCACTATCAGCAAGAATAGGTATTTTTGACCATGGGAAATAATCTGATTTAGCCGCCGCCACCATTAACGTATCTACTCCATTATTTACAACCCAATCCCCATCAGTAATAAAGGCCCCATCTTCATCAGCACCTCCTGTAGTGTTATAAACAGTACCATTTTGCTTTATGTCTCGAATAACGTATTCGGGAAGATCAAGGAACTGATCAACGTTAGCTCTTGTTATAATCATTTAAATTCCTTTTTATATTTAATAGCATACAACCACTGTATGCAAACACAGTATAATCAATAGTAATCGTAATACAATTGTCTTATTTCGGCTATATTCGGAATGGTTATCATTAGTATTTAACTCATCCTTGAGTCAAATAAATATAATCAATCAGTTATCCATTTCTGGTGCACTATTGGTGTCCTGATTTTCTTCCTCTTCTTTCCGTCTACGTTCCTCTTCCGTTTTCTGCGCTTCTTCCATCTCACGCATTCTCACGTTATAGATTGATTGCTCTGGCATCTGTACACGAACAGAGATAAAACGACCATCAGGGATATCAATCGGGTCACCGTCATTGAAACCGTCAATATCATTACGGGCGAATTTAGGCGCATTAGGATGAGTGCGATGATGTGTTTTAACGAGAATAGAACCATCTTTGTTAACTTCAGAGTTAACCCAAACTAACGGTTGTTTATTGACATCGAGTGGGATTTCAATACCACCATCGACACCCCCCCATCCTGCATCTGAGTTAAAACCTAGTACACCCTCGATAAGATATTCTCCCTGAGCTACTCGAGTAACGGTAGCACCTTCGGATTCGTCGTTAGTTGTAAATCTACCGTCAGAATTGATGTCGATGATTGGAGAGGCTCGCTTAATAAACCCGTTACTATCTACCGTTGTATTCCTGTCAGTCCATAAATTATGAACATATTCAGATGTCGCATTGCCCGCAACAACTCGACATGAACCACCATTCCAAGAAGACACTAAGGCCTGATAGGTATCTTTTGATTTAAAATAAGCGATTGGTGAACCACCAAGCCCATATTTTGTTGTTTGCTCATTTCTGATAATTTGCGTAACCGTATTTCTATTCATTAATACAGCACGAAGTTCAGCTTCTGAAATATTTGTTGATGGCGTCTCAGAGCCTCCCCAACCGTAATCACCCACCAGCATCATTTTGCCAGTCTTTCCAGGAAGCGTTGCCCTATAATATGTTCCATTTATTTTATATAAAAATGATGGTGAAGGGTCTAAGCTCAGAAATAAGTCATAGCTACTATTTCTTGAACCTACAGCACCCGCCGAAACAATACCCCCTTTAAAATCTTGAGGAGTCGTTTTTGTTAAGTCTGCCTTATTTTGTATATCCCCTTGCATCTTCTTAATACTATCGAGCGTGATAATCTCGCCATTTGGCATCTCAATTTTTGTCTGGCCCGTTTGAGTCATCCACGTATTCATGGCGTCGAGGAAATACTCGACATAACTATTAATAGCGACCATTGTTCGTGCTGCATCGCTATTATTGTCTGGTTCAGTAATATGAATTGAGAATATTGTATTAGTTGCTGTTACTAATGCCGGTTGTGCTAATACTAATTCAGTGTCGGAATTAACGGATTTAATCATATACGGAATATTTGTTGTTCCCGATTTAATTAAAATAGTCATTCCGATATTAATAGCTGGATTATTATTTTTAAATTTAGTGCCAGTGCCTTTGACAATAGCAGCCCCTGACACAGTAGAGACTGTGCCTGTTGTGTATATCATGAGGTTATTTTTCCTAGAGGTATAATGAAGAGTTAATCAAATATTGAAGTAGTCGCTGAGTTCGATGCCGTATATGTCAAATTCTATTTTAAACGCATTACCGCCATCAGCCCCCCATGGCCCGCCATATTCTGATCTGATACTGTATATGTCATCCCAATAGACATTATTCGTCATTTCTAAAACCAAATCCTGTTCGCATATAAATAACATCATCTCTATTGCTTCCCTGTATTCTCCAGTTAACGAATTGTGCATCTGGAATAATCATTGGTTTTTTGAGTTTAGAAAACGAAGCTCCATTTCGATTACTAAATCGCGTTGTCTCTCCGAGCTTCATGGGTTTGTAGTTAGATGAAAATGTAATTTCTTTTTTATCGTTATAAATTACAATGCCATATTTTGGAGGAGTTAAAGTAAAGTTAGTACAAAATATAACGACATACATTTCACATGAACTACTAACAACTAAACCCCTAGCTTTATTATATGAGAAGACAGCACCTGAATTTTTCGGCCTCACGAAAATAATGGGGTTCATTTCATTGGTAATATGTAATGGCATTCTCCAGCCATTATCTTTACCTGCATCTATTTGTACGATGTCGGCAAATACACAATACCCTCGCATAGATGGAGTTAGTTCGCTAATACCGTTCATTCCGTGCAGTCGTATACCGTATGAGTCATTGTTTGATTTCGGATAACCATAAAAATCAAACATAAATTCCGGGTCTCTTTCATCATCTTCTGAATCTACTCGCGATCCGGCTGTCCTTTCATCGACATAAAAATTAAAGTTATCACCGGATATATTATACGCTGTGACATTTGATGAGAACCAATAATAGGAACCGGGTATTTTGTATGTGCGAGATACCACTCTTGGGATAATAATAATATTATACTTTTCGTATTCAGGTATTTCGTGTTTCATTTTATTCCACCCTTTATTTATTGGGTAGAAATGGTTATTGTACCACCCTATTTTTGCTGAACCTAAATACCCCATAACCTGATTATCATCAGCATCTAAATAATATTCGTTGCCTATATCTGGTTTAACATAAACACCATACATTAATTAAACTCCTGTTATTTTTCCTATTTCAATCCTAATTTCCCCCTTGTCACCATAAACAGCGATCCTTTCATTGGTAATAACAGTATGCGCACCCGTTTTATTTGTTCCTATATCTAATTCACCCCGGAACGTTCCTTTATTCATTTCAATATTGCTAGTTTTACCATCAATCAAAAAACCACTCTTACCGGGTACATAATCACCAGATTTAATATATTCGGTAACAACAACGGAATTTAACCATGCCTCGTTAATAAAGGCCTCACGCATAAATATCTGGCCGTTTTTAACGTACATGAACAATTCCATTTTTCCGTTACTTGGGTTGTACCACGCAAAATTATTGGCGTTGTAGCCAATGAATGATTCAAGCTTGCCGTTCTTAACCTGAGCACTAATCACTTGCCCTGCTGAATTGTATTTCACGTTGTTATGAACAATCGTGATATTGATTGAGTGAGTGACAACATCGTCACCAGATTACTCAAACGTGGCTTGCATTTTCTCCTGTATCATTCCCTCCTGTTCATCAAACTTAGCCTGAACTTGGGTTTTGTTTTCAGCAAATGCCTTGTTTGTGTTAGAGATGGCTTGAGAATTTGAAACAATATCGGCCTCAGCCTGATCAACCTTAGTACGTATTTCAGTAAAGCGCTGACCGATAGCCTCATCAAGATTGGTAATTGACGTTTGAGTTTCTTTAATTGCAGACGTGTTATCACCAACAGCGGAGTAAATTTCTTTGACTTCCTGTGCCCAGGCTTCGTTATCCGTTGCACGAACTTGCCATAGCTTGCGAATACCCGCTTGTGACTGACCGTGTTTCATTAACATACTGCGTGATAGTTGAGAATCAGCGTTACTAAGAAGAAGCGCTGTCTCAGCATTCCAATCCAAGCGCTCACTAAGCTGCTGACCGGCTTCTGATGACATGAAGTGTCCATCAAGCTCTGGCAATATTGTACCTACATCAAACTCCGATTCTCCCCAAATAAATTCAGTCCATTCAGATTGATAGATTGATTACCGGTTTTATCCACCAGCCTTGCTCTAAAATAAAACGCTACATCTGCTGATAAGCCTGCCATTTCATAGGTTTTAGATGGATAAGGAACATCAGATAACAGCATCAGACCTTCACCATCATTGGTTTTGCTGTACTGAACTTCAGTTTTTAACGTATCACTGGTATTTTCACCAAATCCCCAATCTAGCTTAATGCCAAATACTAATGGCGACGTTCTAAAGTTAACCGGTTTTGGTGGATTACCAGTTTTGCCTGTTAACGTTTTTTCGTCAGAATATCCCCACCCGCTTGAGATCTCAGAAGCATTGATGGCTCGAACACGGACTAAATATCGACCGGAGTAAAATTAGGAACCTCAATAGAAGCATGAAACCGTTGGTGCATGGGCTACAAGAGGATGGCGGGGATTATTTGCGGTACTTGATTTACTGGAAAAGTCAGTGTTAAATTCCAGTGACGGTGTAATATAATTGGCCTGCATGCCCCCCACTTTTGCACTTGATAGAGACAATACTAGGCGTTTTTCTCGGATTAAAGCAGTATATATTAGCAATTCAGTCAAGACCGATGACATTCTTGTTTTTGATGCACTGTTAAAGCGAGATAACTTCATCGAAAAAATTGAAATGTTCGGGTATATTACAGAGGGTAATGGAAAATGGCCTATATATATACAATATAAAGGAAATAAAGGCTTTATCTACTGGGGCTCAGATCCAAAGGATATAAAATCAAAAGAAATAACAACAGATATTAATATTTTCGATAAAGAAATTTATGTTGGGCAATATATTACCTATTCTGCCATCAACGCAAATAATCAGCGAGAAGAATATACTTACCAGATTACCGATATCCGAAATTGGAACGATCATTGTCAAAATTAATCATAAAGTAAGTATTAAAAATTCTAGATCCTGCCAGCAAGCTATCTAAAGCAGGAATTGCTAAGTGGCACATTTAATTAATACCTAAAAGCACTTCAAATGGGGATACTTTGGCTAGTGAAAGGAATAACCAGCTCCCTAATCCCCATTGTTAAACAACTTACCGAAATATATTATCTATCTAGTCGCATTAAGGCTAATCATCAAGGGAGTTATGTCCTAAAAAAAGCTTATCGCTTACAATTGAGTAGCATAGTTAAGAAAGACCAGCTATCTAACCTTCTATCTGCATATCTATAA